ACCTGTTGTGACAGTAAGAGTACCTGCTCCATTTGAACGAAGGGTAGCCGCTGCTCCAGAATCTCCAACTGATACTGAGTCTGCTGCAAGAATTACATCTCCTGTTCCTTTTGGTGTTATGTTAATAGGAATGTTTGTGTCACCACCAGTAGATGTAAGAGTAGGTCCTGCACCTGTAGCTGCGTTTGCTAATGTAAATTCATTAACTGCTGAACCTGTGGCTGTTAAATTAAGTAATTCATTTCCATTTGTATCTGAAATTTTTGTCCCTATTGCAGGACTAGTTAAAGTTTTGTTTGTTAAAGTATCTGTTGTAGCTTTCCCAACTAATGTGTCAGTTGAAGCGGGTAATGTTACTGTAACATCCGCTGTTGCAGCAGGACCAATTAAAGTTACTTTATTTGTTCCATTATCACTATCCTCAAAAAATTCTGCAAATCCAGCACTAGTTGCTCCATTTTTTAACTGGATACCTGCATTAGCAAGAGGTGTAGTTAAAATGGGTGTAGTTAGAGTTTTGTTTGTTAAAGTTTGTGTACCAGTAAGAGTTACTTCATTTGCTTCTCCTATAGAAGCTTCAAAAAGACCAGTGTTAGTTGCAACACCATCAAGATAGATAAGTTTATATCCTTTGTCACCAGCTGCAAAAGTAACAGTTGCTCCTGAACCAGATGCAGCTTTTAACTGTACTGTGTGTGAACCAGAAGTACCATTTTTAACTATATAAAAATTTTCTGTAAGAAGGGGCCATGTTACAATTCTGTTTCCAGATATTGTTCCACTAAGTTCTATAACTCTTTGTTGAGCAGTACCTGTTAAAGCTCCGTCTGCTATGGTTAAAGCTGTTGGTGTTCCTGAATCAGTTACAGCTTGGGAATTAACTCCACCTGTAAGTTGTTCTATAAGACTTAAATTTGCGTTTGTTTTTGTTCCCCAAGTACCAGCGTTTTCGCCGGTTGCCATTAGTTCTAAGCCAAGATCTGTGAAAGTTGATGCCATAATTTTGTTCTCCTAAGCTACATGTGTTACATCTGTATACGATGTATTCCCTACTATGTCAACATCTTGATAGCCCAGTGTAATGATCTCTCCTACACTAGATGTTGTTGATAATCCAGTTAAACCCATTACATCTGAAGGCAAGATTGAACCTACTGCAGATGTTGTCTGTACACCGGTTAATGGAACTCCTATTGCAGGAATAATAGATCCTACACTAGATGCTGTTGATACTCCAGTTAACGGAACTTCTATGTCAGGGACCAAGGTTCCTACAGAAGATGTGGCCTGTTGACCTGTTAAAATTTGTGCAATTTCAATACTTAAAGAACCTACAGTTGAAGTTGCTGATTGACCAGTTAGTTCTGCTTCTTCGTTTGATGTAACGTTCACTGACCCAACTGCGGAATCTGCGTGTACTCCAGCCGGAGTTAATGCAATTCCAGTAAATATAATTATACCACCTGCGGTAACAGTTGCTGATTGACCTGTTGGAGTTAACGAAAGACTAGTTGTTGGAGACAATGATCCAGTTGCGGAAGTTGTTGAAAGTCCGGTTAAACCCACTGTCTGTTGATTGATTGCTATAGAACCTAATGCAGAAGTTGCTAACTGTCCTGTAGGTGTTAATGAAAGACTGGTTGTTGGAGATAATGATCCAACTGCAGAAGTTGTTGAAAGTCCGGTTAAACCTACTGTCATGGCATCTATAGAACCTATAGAACCTAATGCAGAAGTTGTGGCTAGACCTGAAAGAGCAACGTCAAGAGAAGATTCACCCCAGTTTTCAGCCCCCCAAGTATCTTGTCCCCAACCTGCTGTTTGTTCAACACTGGTTGTAAGTGAACCTATTGAAGTTGCTGATTGTAAACCTGTTAAAGTTAAATCAATATTTAATATAATGTCGACTGTAGTTGAACCTACTGAAGATGCTGACTGTACGCCTGTTATAGGAACTGCAATAGTTTGATCAGCTATAACACTGCCAACACTAGAAGTTGATTGTACACCTGTTAAACCCATAACATCTGCAGGTAAAATTGTTCCTACTGTAGATGTACTTGCTACTCCCGTAACAGGGATAATAAGCTCACCCTGTGTACCCCAAGTGTTTAGTCCCCATGTAGTAAGACCCCAAGAATTTGAACTTTCAGTGTCTGCTTGTCCACCCATTCCTGAGTGATATTGACAATAGTAGTAAAGTTGTGGTGCAGGATTTGCAACTGTAATTTGTGTGTAAGCCCCAGCATATCCGGGTATACCATTATAAGTTACACCTGTTGTATACTCTGAACCACCACCGTGTGTTCCATTACTTGTTGTAGAAAATTTAAAAGGGTGACCATTATTAGAACTATCCGATTGATCAAACTTATAAGTAAATCCTTCTGCAAGATTTACAGTCGCTTGTAAAACTGAGTCTATGTAATACCTATTACCAGCACCAGGATTACCTACAGTTACTGTGAAGGTTCTGATTACCGACATAAGGAGTTACTCCTTATGCTATTCTAAGTATAGCGTTAGATGCGTCTGCTGCTGGAAATTCAATTGTGAAAGTTCCGTTTGTTACAACTTTATCTCCACCAAATGCAATTGCACAAACTGCAGGATCACCTGATGCTGTGTCATTGAAAATTAAACAACCGTTTGCTGTAAATGAAGCTGATGTAAAAGAAACGTTAGCAAAATCACAAACTGCTGTATCACCTGATAAAACGGGTGTTACGCTTGTAAGCGCCGCGCCTTTAGTAGTATAACCATTTCCGTTAGCTACTTCATTTGAAGTCGTATAAGCCGTAGTTGATTTATTTAGTGTCGCTGAACTTGTATACAGTGCTAAATTAAATGTGTTTCCAGATGATGCTGTAAAATTGTGTATTGCTTTTAAAGCTTCTGTTTTAAAACTGTTACATACTGCTGATGTTATTGCCATAATTTTTATCTCCTAATTTATTTACGGTGAAGGTGATTTGACTTGTATCCTAACAGTACCGTCAGTGTAATCGTCTCGTCTTCTTCTCCCAATTTGCATTCCTGCGAACTGTTGTATTGAAGTTTTATACTTATTCTCATACAATGTCAACATCTCCATTGGACCTTTTAAGAACCCAAATGCTTCTACTAAACAAGCATACAATAGCCCTTGTGGAAAGTAGTTACTTAGATATGTAGTAGCGTTTCCATCATTTCCTGACCCTAATCCCACAGGTGTTTTATTAAAATATATTCTAAATTTGTAAGCAGCATCCGGTGTGGGAGCAATATATAAACCTCCAGAAGTAGTGTCTGTTTTAAATGTTGCACCACCAAACATGGCATAATATTTAGGAAAACCAGTTACATCTTGTGATGTTAAATCACCTTCAGGACCGGTTAATCTATCAGTATATTCAGATAAATATGTTTGATCTTTTTTTTCTAACCAACTACCAGTACCCGTAGAATCTGTTGTTGAGTTAAATACTTCAACACCTCTAATAAATAGAGCACCAGCTGGAGAATTAATTGTATTATTATTTGTAGATAATGTACCTTCTTGCACAAATCTATCAGAGTCCATGGGTAGCTCATTATTAATTCTATACTCAGCAGCCATTATAAAACCATCTAAGATAGTTGTTGTAAATACAGAATCATCAACCTCAGTATAATCTTTGATTGCTTGTTTAAGTGTATCGTATGTATAAATTGAAACTCCTGACATAATTAAGCTCTATCATTTATTGGGCCGTATGTACACTGTAAACCACCGCCTGATAAATCACCAGGTACAATGCCTCCACCATCTAAACTTATTGTAAAACTATTTTCTTCAGTAATAGTAGTATTAGCGTCATTAACAAAAGTTGTTTGTACCATAGTTACTTCCCAACCGCCAAATATTTTAGCTCCAGAAGGATGAGAACTAGCTGTTGTTGGTGCAGGAGACTGCCCTCTAAAAGAAGCAGAAGTTCCTCTTTGTTCAATTGTGAATGTATTAGTCCCACGATTTATAGAACTAAATTTAATTGTCTCATTTTCATACATACCTGTTTCGCTATTAATTTTTTCAATAACAAAATAACCTGAATTAGGAAACCATTGTGTGTCCGCCACAGTAATTGAAGTTGCTGTTTCTGTAATATCTGCTGTAAGTGTGGTAGATAATTCTACCTCTACAATAGGGACAGAGTTAGAAAAAGTTGGACTATCCACAGGAGTTTTAAGATCTCTAAATCTTACAATATCTCCATTTACTAACTTACTGTTAGCAGCATTAACAGTTAAAATTTTAGATTGGCTTGGAACAGAAAAAGGATTGTTTGGTAAAAAATCTTCTGTTGCAAATTCTGTTCTAGCAGGTCTTGCTCTTTGTAAAGCTTGTGGATCTGCATTAGTAGGTTTAGGTTGTAGCTGTGGTTGTTTAGGCTCATACTCTGAGTTATGTACTAACGCACCATTCCATTCTCTAACCATTTCATTGTATGGAAAAGCAAGACCAGATCTATCTGATATCGCTAAAGCAT